GACATCAGGGGCGTAGTAAACGATTACCGGGATTCACAGGAGCGCAACGCTGAGTATGCGGTGCGGGTGAACACACGGAAGAATAACGAGCGGGGGAAATGAAGTGATTATGTACGATGTTACAATTGAAGGCGATGGGGTTAAAGTAACCCGTCAGATAACACCTGAGCAGGCGGCGCGTGTTACTCGCGTTCTCTTGCTTGCCGAGCAGGAGCAAAATGAAATTGAAATGTGTCATACACCTGTTGTAACCAACACTAACTAGGAGGATTTTATGACTGAATGGGTAAAAGACAGCAGAGGCAATAAATGTTCTGTTGAATATTTCGGAAGCAAAGAAGTGGCCAAAAAAGCACTCGCAAGTCTTGTGAACTGCGATAATTGCACCAACTGCCAGAATTGTAAGGATTGCTCGGATTGCTCGGGTTGCTCGGATTGCTCGGATTGCTCGCGTTGCTCGGATTGCTCGGGTTGCTCGCGTTGCTCGGATTGCTCGCGTTGCTCGGATTGCTCGCGTTGCTCGGGTTGCTCGCGTTGCTCGCGTTGCTCGGATTGCTCGGATTGCTCGCGTTGCTCGGATTGCTCGGGTTGCTCGCGTTGCTCGGATTGCTCGCGTTGCTCGGATTGCTCGGGTTGCTCGCGTTGCTCGCGTTGCTCGCGTTGCTCGGATTGCTCGGATTGCTCGCGTTGCTCGGGTTGCTCGCGTTGCTCGCGTTGCTCGCGTTGCTCGGATTGCTTGGATTGCTCTTACATCGCAATGCTTATAAATAAGAAAAATCTCAAAGGCGATCCAGAATCCACATGGGAAGGGCCTCCACCGATTCCTGTTATCGAGAACATCCACAAAAAAGTTTACGAAGTGGCGTCAATACCGCCCGAGGCATTGGATATGTCAGCATGGCACACATGCGGTGCTACGCATTGCCGAGGCGGATGGGTAGTCCATCTGGCCGGTGAAGCCGGACATGCACTTGAACGCTTTCATAACACGCTTCTGGCCGCGCAGCTTATTTACAGCGCCAGCGGGTATGAAATTAACCCATGCCGTTTCTTTGATGACAACGGAGAAGCACTTGCAGATATGAAGCGACTGGCAGAAGCAGCATGAGGAAGGAATTTTATGGGAACTGATGCAAACGGCGTAGAGCAAAAATCTGGAGGTAAAATACCAGTTGAGCAACGCAACGCATATCACACCTATTCAGATAAGGAATGGCGCACGAATGCGGGCGTTCTGGTGGCTAATTATCCTGTAACTTCTTGCATAGAAAAAAATATATTCCCTGCACATAATGGGTTTGTGACTGCAAACCTAGACGTTGTTTATGTTTTAAATGACATACCCGTAATGACGCGAAAATGCCAAGTTATGTTATGTCCAGATAAAAGCGAGGCGACTGTACATACTTCTGAGCGGTTCTTTGCGGCCTCAGTTCTAGCGGGTCATAATTCTGAAATGACAACAATAACGCGAGAGCAATTTGAATTGCTCAAAGAAATATGGAGTTAGGGGTAATTATGAGATACACGGAAAATAGCCGATTTGCGGAGTACGTTACTAATATTGCCTTTCATCTTTCGCTATCGCGTAGTCAATGCTCATACTTGCTTGCCATATGCGCGGAATCGAAAATAAAGAACAATAAGAAGTTTGATCTCAGAGGAAGCACTCCGACAACCGGATGAAGACACTCCTGATAATTTGGAGAGGTAGCCTGATTGTAACGGACAGAGTTATACCTACGAAGACCTGATTCAGGCCGCCTCTTCTACTGCGGCCTCCTTCGCTATCCTGTAGACTGTCTTTGGCCTTCCTCTGCCTTCATCCACCAGTCTTTCTGTATCCAGCACCTCCTGTTCAATGAGGCTATTTATAATCTCGTCTAGGTCACGCTTCTTTAGCTTCCTGAACTTACGCATGATATCCCTGCGCCCCATACTCCCTCCTGCCTCTTTAATGGCATTTAGCACCTCGTTATTCCCCTCTTCCTGGGGTGTCTCACTCATATGCCCTTGGGCCAGGGTTGTCAGGTATTCTATGGAGGACTCAACAATCATCTGGCCTATATCAAAATCAAGGGGTTCAAACTCCGGCTGCTTTCTATTGCGTGCTATCGCAAAGATCATGGCTATCTTTACAGTGTTTTCAAACAGGCGATCCCAAAGATGCCTGAATGGGGAATTCTCTCCTACTTTGTCTACCTGCTTGCATTGGATGGCATAGCGGATCTCGTCACACTCTCCCCATTTTATAGTGACAGGATCCGGGGCCACCGTAGATGAGTTCACAATCTCGCCAATACTACTGCCGAATTTAGCAGAGAAGTTTCCCCATCTTTTTACCAAATCATCGTCTAGCTGGTATTCCGGCATTTCCTTGTTAGGATATTCTTTGTCATTGCGCGCCTTGATGACCACGAACCGGTTAAGCTCTCCGCTTTCTATGGCAGACTTTCGCAGCGCCTTGACGTAGGTTTCCTCCGTGCTGGTGCCGTAGATGCAGAGATTGGGAGCCTGGATGATTATCGGGGTTGTTCGTGCATCGGCATAATCTCCGTGATTGTAGACACTGTTGGAAGCGCTGTAGAGTTTAAGAAGTATCTTGGCCTGAGCGCGAATGTAATGCGGACTTTTCTCATTCGACAGACCCTGGAGAAAAAGGCCGAACTCATCAAGCATCATAAGCTGGCTGGAATTGTTCATCAGCCCGCGCAGCATTCCAGCGTCAGAGCGTATATCGTCTGCCCCTATGCGCTCATCTAAGCCTGCGGCATGCGCCAATTCTTTCATTGCCTTGCGGCTGGCGTCTTTTCCGGCCCCTGTTGAGGCAATACCAACCGTGTAGAGATTGGTGCGCGTGTTGAGAGGGGACGCATACCGGCGACCGAAGACAGCCCCGGCAAAGGCTAGTGTATTCAGCAGGGCAAGCTCTGGCTGCTTACGAATGGCATATTTGGCAATCCACCTCACCGTGTCACCAATCAGTCCCGGCACTTCCATCGCATTGAAACCAAGAAGTGGAATATGCTTCTTTATAGCCACTGGCCTTATGATAAGTTGCTGTGCCTTTTTCACCAGCGGTTGGATATTGGATATATCGACAGCTTCGCGTTCCTGTACCGCTGGCTTCCAGCCGTGGAGCTGGGCAGCATGAACAAGAGTCCCCATGGTGATCCCGTGATTGGGGTCAAACCCATGCCAGCGTTTTTCACAATCACCGTTCTGAAACTTACTTCCCGTTCTGCTCCATGCGTCCCAGATTGAAAGCGGGAAACCGCCCGAGTGAATGGCCATGCCAATCTCGACCCATTCCTGATAAGTTATATCGGGGTCAAGAACATCCAGCATCTTTTGCACATCTTCGCGCATCCATTCAGAGCGAGCGCCGGTTGAATGATCTGCTTTTAAAGGCTCTATCTCCTCCTTCTTTTTTGTCTGCACCATGTCCAGTAGCCATTGTGGAGCTGCTATAGTATTTTGTGCACTGGTTTCTGTTAGCTCGTAATAAGTGCCGGACACATGGCGGCTTGGCACAGCAACGACATATCCATTATTTCCGCGTATATCAATTCCTTGCATTAGGTTTGTGCGGTTGCCGATTTGTAGGCCAACCGGGTAAGCGAACCAGATATGGACTCCACCGCCTCCGGTCTTGACAATCACCGTCGGCTCAAATTCTCCGTATGTCTGGGATAATTTATCGAGTGATTCAAAGCCGCCCTTTTTTCCGTCAATATCGACGGCGAAAAAGCCGGAAATTTCTCCGGTGATTAAGCCCAAGTTGAGGTCTGAACGATAATTAAATAATCTAGCGATTTTCTCAATATCATTGCTCGCGTCTTTCAAGCCATGCTTGGTAAATGGATGTTTTCCCTGTGAACGGCAATCTGGGTTTCCGCACGTGCACTTTAAGTCTGCGGTGATGCCATGCAGCGGGATGACGTAGCTGGTCTTGGCATAGGCAGCCGCGTATCGCCCGATAGATGAGGCAAGCCACGCCGCTGAAAGCGCGTCATCCATAGGCACGCTCCCATGCTATTTAGAGTTTTTATTTTTCTGCTTTATTTCGAGAAGAAGTTCAGTCAGGATGCTGCTGGCAGATCGGCGCTTGACTTTAGCCAGTGAGTCAATCCACTTTACGAGGTCCGGCGCAAGGCAATAACACTTTGAAACAACTTTTCTCATGACTGCTTTTTCTCCTGATTAAAATAATTATTGACATTACATAACCGCTACATTATGGTATGCAGACTGATTAGTCAATAACATTCTTTAAACCAAGGAGCCACGCCATGACCAATACCGCACCAGACCTTACCAAGCTTAGTGATGCAGATATCATCGACCACCTATTAGCAGCAGAGGCAGATAAAACGGCTGCAGATTTAGCTTGCAAGAAGCTGAAAAACGAGATTCTCAATCGCAAGGCGGCTGAAATTCATGCTGCTTATACCGCAAAGCCGGAGCCGTTCGGCACCATTAACCTGCCAGTTGGCGGAAAGAACGTCAAGATAGACTCCCCGAAAAAAGTTGAGTGGTCGCAGGACATACTTGAAGCCCTGTGGAAGCAGATGGTGGCTGATGGTGCCGACCCCAAGCAGTACATCAAGATTGAATACAATGTCAGCGAAACGCTGTTTAAGTCGTGGGGCGACAATCTTAAAGCCTTCTTCATCCCTGCACGTACCGTGAAGGCCGGCAATCCGAGTGTGAAAATTGAGGAGGCGAAGGAATAGTTATGGAAATAATGGTAGATATTGAAACACTTGGCACAGACAATAATGCGGTTATTACTTCAATCGGGGCGGTGGCATTTGATCTGTCTGCGCTGGAAACTGTTGAGGAGATTCTTGGGCGACCGTACTTTCACATGCATCTTAACGCCCACATGCAACAAGCTGACGGAAGGCAAATTTCAGCCGCCACCTCTATGTGGTGGATGGAGCAGAATCCCGTCGCTATAAAAACATTGCTTGATGGACAAAAAGCTATTGCCAAGGGTATCTCTGTCGCAGCAGCGCTCGAAGCTTTCTCAATATGGTGCAGTAACAACAAGGCTGCGAATATCTGGGGTAACGGCAATACGTTTGACAACATGCTTCTGCGCGATATCTATGCACAATACAAAGTGAAGTACCCCGTATCGTTTAGAAACGACTTGGATTTTCGCACGCTTAAATATCTGGTGAAGACCATCGATCCCACATGGAAGGTGCCGTACCCAAAGTACGGCGAGTTCAAAGATACTGCTCATGTCGGGCATGTCGATGCGGCTTGCCAAGCCTACTCTGCCCAAAGAATATGGGCGAAACTTAACAATAAGGAAATAGTATAATGTCAATTTCACTCGCATCTATCCAAAAATCGCTTAATGTTTCCCCACCCAGACTGTTAATTTATGGGGTACAGGGTATAGGAAAAACTGAGTTTTGCTCCAATGCGCCAAATCCTGTTTTTGTTCTTACCGAGGACGGACTTGGAAAAAACGGAGTTGATGCATTTCCGCTTTCAAAAAATCTTGAAGATGTGATGAATTGTTTTAGTTCTTTGGCCGTAGAACAGCATAATTTCAAGACACTTGTGTTAGACAGCCTTGATTGGCTAGAGCCTTTTGTGCAAGCAAAGGTTTGCGAAACACAAAAAGTTAAAACAATAGAAAATATACCATACGGCAAGGGGTTTGTGATGGCCATGGATTTCTGGCGGGAATATATAGCTGCCATAAACTACCTCAGAGATGAGAAGGGAATGATGATAATACAGACAGCACACTCAGAAATTAAGCGCTTTGAGTCGCCTGAATCTGATAGTTATGATCGATACCAAATAAAACTTCACAAATCTGCCGCTGCTTTAATTCAAGAACATTCTGACTGTGTTTTATTTGCTAATTATCGAACATCAATCACAGAAGAAGACCTTGGATTTAAACAGACGAGAACAAGAGCTGTGGGTAGCGGTAACAGAGTTCTGTATACTCAAGAAATGCCAACTCATAGTGCCAAGAACCGCTACAGCCTGCCGCCGCAGATTGAAGTCAAAGACCCTAACTGGCAGGATGTCTGGGGTGTGCTTGCAAACAATATCCCGTGGTTCAAGCAGTTTTCAATTCCCGTGCCTACACCCGAACAAACCAAAAACATAGCAACCGCAATCAAAGGAGACTAAACATGGCTAATATCGGACTCGATACCACACAATACAATCGTACAGCACCAGCAGGCGGACCACTTCCTCCCGCCGTATACACTATGACCGTTGTTCGTTCTCAGTCCAAGGAGACAAACGACAAGCAGGGTGTGTACGTTGAGGTGGAGTTTGACGTAGCCGGAACCAACCGCAAGTTCTGGGACCGCTTTAATATCATCAATAAGAATCCGAAGGCACAGCAGATTGGCCGTGAAGGGGTTTCCGATTTGGCCAAGGCTGCCGGTATCAATGGCGTTCTGAACGATGACCAGGACCTGCTTGGCAAGACGGTACAAGGACGCCTCATTGTGAAGCCTTCCGATAATCCGCAGTATCCCGAGCCGAAGAACGAATGCCGGAAGTATTATCCGGTTGGTGTGGATGCCGAGGCTGAGGACAGGAAGGCGAAGGGCGGAACGCCTGCTCAGGCGTCCGCCGCACCGGCAAAGGCCAACTGGAACACGGCTGGCACTCCTGCCGCTGAACCTGTGGCCGCACCGGCTCCTGCGGGAACTGCGCCGTGGAAGCGGTAATTAGGAATCCTCGCAAGAGGTGAGGCTACGGGTTACTTAGACGCGGAGGGTTGCTATCGACATGTAGACAGCTTATCGGCGGCAGAGGCGGTCACTGCATTGTCACCCGTAGCCAATTTTTCAAAGGAAGTTTATGTCCATCCACTCCACTATCCAAGCCCTCTATGCCATCGCTTGCGAGGCCCAGAAAGAACCGTCCGATACCATGAAAACATTGCTTCGCACCATCTCCGACGGCGATGTGAGCAAGTCCGTTTCCGAGCTTGAATGGCTTATGGCAGAGCTGGCTGCAATAAATAGCAATCTCAAGGGAATGTATATACTCCATTACACAACCGGGACGGACAGGGATAACAAGCACGTGCTGTTTCAGACCGAAGTTGTGTTCGGAAATCAGACGATAAAATTCACCACGCAGTTTGACGAGAAGGCGACACAAAGCCTGATCGAGGCATTGGGCATGTCTCTGGCCATGGTGAAGGCCGGGGATAAGCTAAGCCAGAAAGAGGGGAATGCGTGATGAGAGCATTTAGCAGAGACGAGAAGATGAATATTCTTGAATTTTTTTGCCTCGTTTGTGACCATGACACGGTGGTAACTCTAGCGAGGAAAAGTGATGGCAGATTAGGCCCGACAGAAATAGGACCTACAACGAAGCGACTGATAAAGGAAATTTGGAAGGAGTTTGTAAAAAACCATGTTTCGCTTGATGATAACATCGCCATTACAAAAGAAGAAAAAGAGTGGATAGAAGGAGAAGGCGCGTGACAATTCTATCCTCTGTATTGGCTACAGATCCGACCTTAGCCGCATGCGATGCAGCCCTTGAGGCCAAGGCAGCGCAGGAGAAGCCGAGAGCATATTTAGGGATGTCGTCTATCGGGGAAAGCTGCGCACGCAAGACGTGGTACAGATTCCGGTTTGCCATGAGAGAGAAGTTTGATGTGGCTACACTCAAGAGGTTTGCAGACGGCCATCGCACGGAAGAGCTTGTTATCGAACGTCTGCGGCTATTGGATGGTATAACACTTGTCAGCCATAACAAGGATGGCAGTCAGATAGGTTACAAAGACCATGATGGACATTTCAGCGGACACCTTGATGGGGATATTCTTGGTATATTGCAAGCTCCGAAGACAAAACATGTCCTTGAGGTTAAGTGCTGTTCAGAAAAGAAGTTCAATGAGCTTAAAAAGGCCGTTGCTGAATTGGGCGAGAAGCAGGCGCTGAAGAAATGGAATCCGGTTTATTATACTCAAGCGCAATGCTATCTCGCATATCACAATTGTACGCGCCATTATCTTGTGGTGGCAACCCCCGGTGGGCGTGACTGGATGGGGGTGCGCACGGAGTATGATGCGGCTCATGCTATTCAGGCTGTGGCCAAGGCCAAACACATAATCCAAAGCAGCGAACCTTTGGACAAGATAAGCAACGACCCGTCCTATTTTGAATGCCGCTATTGCTCGTTTTCGCCGGTATGCCATGGCGGGGATATGCCTGACCGTTCCTGTCGGACTTGTACCCACAGTTCGCCGGTAGCTCAGGGAATGTGGCATTGTCAAAGATTTGGAAAGCAGCTTACGCTGGATGAGCAGATTGCAGGCTGTCCAGCTCACATCTTTTTAAAAACTCTGGTGCCGGGAGAGGTGATAGATGCTGACGAGTCTTCGATAACTTATAAATTGAAATCCGGTGCTATCTGGAAGGATAGCGAAGTGAAATGATGTGGAACCCTATGAATACAGCCCCAGCAGATGGAACCGTTGTTATTGGGAAATGCAAGGATTGTGAAATAGAAATCCTTTTCACTAATAATCATTGGGTGCATCCCTATGGACGAATTAATGGAATGATTGGTTTGGTTTTGAGTGAAGAGTATCAACCAAGCGGCTGGAGGAAACTAGATGATGCCTGATCTTCTCAGCCCAACTCCAGCCCGGAAAATTCTGCGAGACTATCAGTCCGATGCTGTCTCTTCGATATTCGCCTATTTCGGTAAGAAGAAGGGCAATCCGCTCGTAGTCATCCCGACTGCTGGCGGCAAGAGCCTTATTATTGCCGATTTCATTTCTCAGGCATACACCCTCTACCCGAACACCCGTGTAACCCTCGTTTCGCACGTCTCCGAGCTGATTGTCCAGAATGCTCAGGAACTCGCAGAATATTGTCCGCATCTGCGCATCAGCTTTTGCAGCGACAAACTCGGCAGCAAGGATCTGTCCGGCGATGTGGTTATGGGAACCATACAGAGCATGTATAAGCGTGCCTTCAAATATCAGAATGCGCCAGATATATTGCTTATCGACGAAGCGCATTTGCTGTCACCGACCGATGACACCATGTACCGTCGCTTCATTGAGGAGCTTAAAATCATCAATCCTCATTTGAAAGTGGTGGGATTCACTGCAACCCCATTTCGCACCAATCATGGCTATCTGCATAAGGGAAAGAACAGGCTGTTCACCGATATTTGCTATGAAATCGGCATCATTGACCTTATCAATCGCGGATACCTTGTCCCGCTTATCACCCCGACAGTCCAGACCCGCATGGATGTTCATGGTGTAAAGATGAGCGGTGGTGATTATGTTGCGGGAGAACTTGAGCGCGCAGTCGATGTCGATATGCTCACGCGCGCATGTGTACGTGAGATAATCGAGTTTGGGCAGGCACGCAAGAAGTGGCTTATTTTCACGGCGGGTATAAATCATTGCCTGCATGTGCGTGATGAAATCCGGAAGTACAATATCAACTGCGAGATGGTGACTGGCGAAACACCGACCGAAGAACGAAATTCCATTCTATCGCGCTTTAAGAGCGGCGATGTGCAGTGCGTGGTCAACGTGATGGTACTGACCACTGGTTTTAATAACCCATCAATAGATTTGATGGCCTTCATGCGTCCTACGCGCTCGCCTGTGTTGTATATACAAACTGCCGGACGTGGCATGCGGCTTGCGCCAGAAAAAAGCGATTGTTTGCTTTTGGATTTTGGTTTGGTCGTTGAGGCCCTCGGGCCGATCGACCATGTTCATGTTAAGGAGAAGAAACCCGGTAAGGGGCAGGCCCCCGTCAAATACTGCCCGGAGTGCGGGGCGGAATGCTTTGCAGGGGTGGCCGAATGCCCGGACTGTGGATATAAATGGCCGCCGCATGAGCTGGAAATTGAGAAGGAGGCGTCCAGCGCCGCCGTCCTCTCCACCCAGCTCCAGACCGAAACACACGATGTCCAGTCCGTGTTTTATTATCGCCACACCAAGGAAGGGCGTCCTGACTCCCTGCGTATAGAGTACCTTTGTGGTCCCACGAAGTCTTTCAGGCAGTGGAAGCTATTTGAGCACGCTGGCAGGCTCAGGGAAGACGCCTGTGCATGGTGGAGGGTGCATTCCAGCACTACACCACCAAACAACATTACAGAGGCCCTGGCACGCTCTGGCGAGCTTAAGAAGCCGCATAAGGTGGATGTCAGACGAGTGGGCAAGTATTTTAACATAGTGAGGGAGGAGTTGTGAGAAAATATAAGCCACGTGAAGGCATCGCTTTGCCGAAGAAAGCTCCAAAAACTTATTATATGAAATGGGATAAGGATAATTTTGGCCTTGCATGGCTACCAAACTCAGGCGGCGTATGTTTGGTGCTAAGAAGCGATGACGGCGATGAAATGTTTATGGAATTTAATGTGTCTCAAGTAGAGAAAATTATAGCCATGCTGTCAGATTCCCCATGGCGCGTGGAGATGAAAAAATGATCAACAAAGCCCTTTATTCCAGCGCTAAAGACGATTGGGAAACGCCCCAATGGTTATTCGATGAATATAGCGACCGATTTGATTTCACGGTTGATGTATGCGCCAGCAAGAAGAACGCGAAGGTGTCCCATTTCTTTAATAAGAAGCAGAACGGACTTAAACAGCCATGGGATGGGCATCGGGTGTGGTGCAACCCGCCTTATGGACGCAATTCAACCGGCCTGTGGGTTAAGAAAGCGCACCTCGAAGTGCAGGCCGGAGAATGCCAATTGGTTGCCATGCTTCTACCGGCCAGAACCGATACGAAGTGGTTTCACGACTATATTTACCGGCAACATAATATTGAGTTTTTACGTGGCCGCTTAAGATTTGTTGGCGCTCCTCACTCAGCACCATTTCCTAGTATGGTGGTGATATTCCGATGATCTCTCCCCATGACCGCTACTCGGCTATCGAGTACCTGAAAAAGGCCATAGAGGTGGTGAGCAGCTTGCCGACCACCACGCCTTGCCAGAACTGCCTGCACCTGTCCGCTGGCTATTGCAACCTCTGGAAATCAGTGGTTCCCAATGATATACTACCTAAAGGATGTGAAAAATGGGACTTCGATCGACTCAGCCCCGTGTCCTAGAATGGCAGCGTGAGAGGCTGTTTGTGAGGACATCATTTATTGTTCGCACCGACCACATTGCAATGGCCTGCGGCTGCTGGATGGGTGCCAAGCATAACACCGACAACCTGCGAGGAATGCTCGCAATCCGTGTTGGCTTTCTGGCGTCTACTATCAACGCGCTTTACGAGCTTCTAGGGGTGTGATCTCTATATACACCCCTTCGATATCATCCCATTCTACGATGTAATGGTGTATCCACGAGTCATCGGCTATGACACCCTCGTGGACCATGAGATCGTCGGGGGCTTTAATGAAATTACAGATGTCACGGATTCTGGCGTCAGGGCGTCCGAACCTGTAATGGGCCTGTAGCGGGATTTTCCCTAGCGGGGTGAATGGTTGGCTCCGCAACGCATTGCGAGCTTCAATCTCCCATCGCACGTATCGCTTGCTCTTGTAGCGCCTCCCCCTCCCGGCATATAAAACGTTTACTGACGGCGGGAAGGGGAGGACGATGATGGTCACGCCACGTCGCTTTTACGGGTTAAGGCGCGCAAGGCGTTGATGTCTGACTGTAATATGGCTACCTGCTGTTCAAGCTTCTTGAGCCTGTTCTCCGTTGTCGGAAGCTCGCTGAGAGTAGTTGATTTTTCGATTGGCTGCATAAATCCTCCTTGACTTATTATAAGATGACCGTATTCTTCTGGTTATGAACTGTCAATAAAAAAAGTGATGGCACGGAGGCCAAAGAAACCTCTAAAATACCCCGAAGACACGAGAGCCGAATGGCCCGTGATTGATTCCTACACCACCAAAGACGGCCTGTTTATCAAGGTATATCGGATTGGTTTTGCCTTGACAGGAATGCGCGGGTACACAGCAAAACCGACGACAAGGCCGCGCAATTTCAGCCCTTAAGTTCGCAGTGGTCCCAGTCCTTGAATCCACCGGTCCACGCCCCTCCCCACGATAACCCAAGACTCTCTGCAATACCTCCAAAATCTGCATAATACTGGTGCTGTCCATCGGCTATGTAATTACCGCCATCGGTAAAACACGCGAAGTCAAACGCGCGTGCTGCCGGTTTGCCGTCTATGGTGACGTTGTGCTTCCCCTCTCCGGGTTTGCACTTTGACAGCCCTGCGTCATAAGCCGCTTGCTGGTCGTCATTTGACCGCCACGTGACTATAATGGATGCCGGGTGGCGGTCCGGGTAGGTGGTTTTATAGGCGTCCAGACAGCTTTGCGCCAGGGGTTGGAGAGATGGATCGAGGTCAGCAAGAGAGCGATCTGCCATTTATTTCTTCACCCACCAGTCTATAGCGGCCACCAATATTCCGCCTATACCGCCCGCGACAAACTTACTAATGCCCAAAGCGCCTTCTTGTCTGTTACCAGTGTCCCACAGAGTTCCAACTTTATCATTGATTTCCTTCAGAACATTATTCTGCTTATCGAACTGATCCTTCATGAAATCAAAAGTTCGGGTAAACCGTTCGTCGTCATGTGTTTCGTGTTTATTCGACCACGCACTCATGCTGCTGACCTTCTCTTCGATTCGAGCTATCTTGAGGCTATCAGTATCACGTCCCATATAAAATCTCAGTGCTATTTATGCAAAAATGTTATTAAGGTACATATAATATAACCCACCGCGCTCCCTACTGTGCAGGCTCCGGCCATGAAAGCGACAAAGCGAATCTTGTTATTTTTCAGGTCGAGTATATCCTGCCGTGCGCCCCTTGCGCCTCCGACACCGTCCATCCAGTCGAGAATCCGTAACACTCCGTTATACATAAGTTCGCGCTTTTCCGGGTCTATGGCTTTGTCTGTGGTCTGCTGCTGCTTATCCAGTGCGGGCATGATAGCTGCGCTTTGTGCTGCTACCTGAAGGCTCAGAGCATCGAGTTTGCCGCTTATCCTTCCGATTTCCAGTAAAATTTCAGGCATGTCTTCCGCTCCTTGTCTTCCCAACCTTCTTATTCACCTGCTGTATCTGAGCGGGTGTGAGGATAGCACCACCGCGCTTGAAACTTCCGCGTATTCTTTTCTCCTCTGCGAGCTTTTCCTGTGCTGCTTGCCGTGCCTCAATGGCACTTTGTTTGGCGACAAAGGCCGGAGCGTCCGGATCAATATTTTGCAGCGACTTAATAGGATCTCCACCGATCATTTGCTTCAATTGCTGACCACCAGGGCCATCTATTGCACCTCCACCAGGGGGATTGATAGTCAGTTTTAATGGTCGTCGCGCTGCCCCCTGATAAACATTCCCAGCGACCTGCATGCGTTCAGCGGGGGTAAGTTGAGATGTCATCGAAGCGTCAATATTTTTTGGCATGGTGGTGTTCCCTGTGTCTTTAGGGAATGGCGGAGTACCACTGCCGATAGCACCAGTCTCTGCCACCGCTCCGGTGCTCGGCGGGGAATAAGATGCGCTGATAGGGGGTTGTACGACCCCAGACCGATTTACACGGACAGGTGGCGCGGGAAACAATTTCGGGGACGGCGTTGGTGAAAAGCCAGAATTTCCCGCACCTGCATTAGGACTTATTGGCTGTACGGGAACGCTCCGTTCTTCAAGGTTTTTAAGGAGTCCGTCAAATGCGCGTCTAACTATTGTGCCGCGCGCTACATTGGCTGCGGTGCCAGCAACAACCGGAACAGCTAATCCTGCGGCAGTAAGCGGATTGCCCATTGCCAAGGCTATTGCTGCTGTCCCCGCATCTCCCCATGCCGGGAGAGATTTGCTGCCCGCACCAAAGCCTACCTTTCCAATTTTCTCCAATACGTTATTTAAACTTTCTGGATGGGCTAATGTAGATATTATCTGTCTATCTGCAGGATCTGTGAAATTATAATATTCAGATTTATCATCAAACAGTTTTTTTAGCTTTGATTGTATGACGTTTGGATCGCCATTTGCCTGCCTTCCTATTTCCGTCAGGGTGTCGTGATTGCTTTCAAGGCCATGAGCAGTACGCGCTTCTTCAAGCGCTGTAATAGAATCAGGGCTACCACCGCCAATCAGACTGGGGTTTGCTTGAATGGTTTTGAGATATGAATCTATAGATTGTTTCGCCGCTTGTGCTTTACCAACATCATTTGGGTTGGCAGCGTTCCATGCGATTCGGCCTAATTGTTTCCGGTATTCATCTATATATGGCAACGTCAACCCGCTTTCAGCCTCATCATCAAAAGCGTCAAGAAGAGCCGAAGTCTGGGGAGACGCCTTGGGAACTAAAGTTCCAACATCACTTCGTACCTGCGTTGCCATAGCCTGAGCTTCATCTGGCCCCAATGTCAATCCAAGATCATGTGCCTTTTTATAGGCAGCGGTTGTATTGTCACCCAACGCATCATTCGCTGCCTGCACCTCGGTATAGGCTCGCACAGGGGGAAGCGCCATGCGTGCGCTGGTGTTATTTGCGAGGATGTTGCGTGACACATTCGGCGCTTGATTGGCTCCAATATCTGCAGCGGCTTTTATTCCTTTGCCAGTTAAGGCTGCGGCATCAGCTACTCCTTTTAATACCGGAATATTGCCAGCTAATTCTACATTTTGTCCAAAGGCAGACAAGTCCTTGGATAAATTGGGATCATAGGACTCTAAATCTTTCACATTATTAACGACAGGGGCAATAGCACCAGAAACAGCATTTTCCGCGCCCATCATTTTATCGCCAACCCATTGTCCGGCTCCGGTAGAATCAATGGCATTGGCCACGCCCTGTGCCGCAGGAGTTTCTGCCTGCCCTACACCACCCATAACTGTATTCACAGCGTTATTGATAGGCTTGGCCACCGCATTCATTGTGCCTTGATATGCAGAGCGGACAGGATCGGTTCCGATATTTGGCTGCAGATAGTTTTTTATTGCGCCATCAACTATGCTATCTGGGGTCCCGTCTGGGAACTCATGCATTACACCATCTGGGGTTTGTGCTTGGACGGTCATTGGACTCTATTCCCATTGGTATCGTATTTGATTATTGATGTCGGCGCTGCAGATGCTGTGGAAGACGATGTCGCGGCAGGTGTGGCCCCGGCCTTATCATCGGACGGATAGTATTTCTCAATCAAATTTCTGGCGGCAGGCGTCATAAACCTCTTGCGGTAGTCAGTCAATCCAGAGCCAGAAGTATATCTCTGCTCCAAGCCATAGGCTTGACCGGCCATATATTTTCCGGCCTCATTAAGCTGCCCTTCGGCCTGTGCGCGGCTACTTCCGGTATCCATATTTTTTGTGAATGCCTGCCGGTCGGCCAGACTGGAGTTGGAGCCTAATATTGCCTTTGCCATTTCGTCATAGACGATGGTTTTACCTAATTCAAAATTCGTCGGCACAGGACTGCCTGTCTGGCGCGCTATTCCCTGAGCCAGTGAATTAAAGAGCGGTACATTCCCATTATCAAGGGCTGAAACAGCATCCTGCAATGTACCGAAATGCTCCATCGTTACGTTCTGAGCCTGCACTGTCTTTGCTGTTTGCGCTCCCTTGGTAAAATCCTGAATCGTGGAGTATCTCTGCCCGGTCCATGTTGGGTCAGCTATACTTGCTGCCTGTTGTGCCGCCAATAAAACAGGCTTCGCAGCAAATCCGGTCGGAGGCGGAGCATCGCCCTTCACATAAAGTCTGGCCTGCGCTGCGATATTAGGCGGCAAAGTTTGAAGAAAGGCTTCACCGCGCAATGGTTTTCCATCTGCGCCAACAGGTGGATTATAGACATTGGCTGTAGATTGATTTCCGCTTCCGCTACCGCTGCTTCCGGAAGATACCGGGATAGGATGTGCCGGGTCCTTGGGGTTGGGAATGATAAATCCACCCCATCCATCGGGGATTGGTTTTTGGCGCTCCGCCACCTGATTGGCCTGATTGGCAGCATCCACCGTCTTCTCTTCCTTGAATTTATCTTGTGCCAACTGAGTATCATCCATCAGCTTCTGGGCATTCTGATGGAAACTACCCTCGTCATAGTTTTGCTTATTGGCCACCGCAGTCTGTTCTGCATAATTGTTCAGGCCAATCAGGCCGCCCTGCCCAATGTCCACCAATGGATTGCGTGAACGTCCGGCAAGCGTGCCGAGAACACCGGCGGCTACCGAGAGCCACGGATTAGGCTGATTGTCCTTCGGCATCTCGGCTTCATACGGCGATTTGGAATTTGCCGGATGATCCTGTGCATTCGTGGGTGGTGTGGGCGGGGGCATAGAAGAGGTATCACCAGCTCCCATCGCCGCCATCACTTTGCCCGGATATTGCTGAGTCTCTTGCGGCAGGTCGCTCACAGAGGAATCACCGCTTGCCACCTTATCCAGCCTTCCGGGGCCACCATTATAGGCCATAAGCGTTGTGTTCTCGTCGCCACCGAAGTGATTGAGCAGAGCATTGTGATAATCAGTGGCAAAACGCTTGGCATCGCCAGCACCTTGATAGGGAGTCACGCCATAACCCGGATCTGCTGCTGTAGCTGGCATGATGCCATACTCAGTGAATGCGCCTGCCGGGGACACCGCATCCGGATTATTTCCAGACTCCACCTGTGAGATACCGGACATAATATCGCCGCCGCCAGCATCGTAATGCTTTGGTACAATACCACCGCGCGACTTTCCCTTGCCATAAATCATATCCAGATCGGCTTGATTGTTTGCATTTATACCACTGACCTGAGGGGTCGATGAAGATGCGCTTGGGGCGGCAGATGGAGCGGCAATGCCCCCGCTATTAGGGTTTGATGCTGCAAACTGAGCGTAAGTTGGTGCCGTCTGGGCTGCAAAGACAGGGGGGCCTGACGAAGCGCCTGTAGAAGCAGTGGCCCCCGGTCCGCCGTATGTCATGCCATATACTGCATTTTGCGCATCTGTGGCAGCAGAGTCTACCGGGGCAGTATATACCAGCCCCCCCGCCCCCGTGGTGCCCGGTGCCAGCCATGTTTGATTGTAGTTATCCCATTCGGCAGGGCCGCTTGCCGTATTTTCGTAGAGGTTGCCCTGTGACCCAGCCAATCCCGATGTGGAAGCGTTAGCATCATAAACTCCGGGGACATTATCAGTCATTGGATTCCCGCTGGCAAAGGCAGGAAGAGAGACACCACCGGTCGCAAGGTGTGGCTTAACTATGCCACCGCGCGCGAGCTTGGAATAATCCACCTTGCGATAGCCACTCTTGTCCATGAATACAGCATCAGGATTCTTCTTCTCGACCTCTTGTGCGATAACACCGGAATGTCTCTGGTTGCTGCCCTTATACTCAAAGGTGTGCAGCGGATAGTCACCCTTGCTCCCGGCAAGGATTCCGGCATTGTGGATATTCTTCTTGAGCCGTCTGTCGCTGAATAACCCCTGCGAAGGCTGTGTGGTAGAGCTTGTGCTCTGACCACCTGTGTTGCTTCCGATACCTTCGGCAATGTTCCCGAGCCAACCGGTCGTCTGGAAGGGGTACGCCTGAGACTGAAGGAACTGTTCATACGGTACATTGAGGATGGACTGAGCCTGCTGTTGCTGTTGCTGGCCTGCACCAAGCTGGGCCTGCGCACCGGCAAGTGCATTGTTTTGGGCCGTGGTGCCAATCTGGTTTTGCGCAAGACCACCGCTTAGCTGAAGATTCTGGCTTGCCTCTTGCGCGCCGATACCAACCTGCTGCTGGGTATTGGCCTCCTGAAGCGCCTGTGAATACCCCTGATTGAGTATACCAGCGTTGGTGGCGTTATTTGCAAGCGCCTGCTGACCACCCAGAATGCCCTGTGCTACACCAGCCCTGTCGCCACCCCACGCACCACTGGAAATGGCGTTGCCCTGAAGCTGGGCCTGTTGCTGGGCATCCTGATTATTCTCAGCCGCCATTGTGCTGTTAAGTACATTCTGAGTGTATGGGCTTTCGTAATTCTGGATCTGCGATGCTGTGACGGTATTCGGATTGATATTCTGCGTTGCCTGACCGACCAGATTGCTCGCTGCGCCAGTGTACGGCGCAGAAATCCCCTGCATGTTGTTTATGGTATTATATGCACTTTGCTCGGTAGGAGTTGTGTCAGCAACAATCTGCCCCTGGTATTGATTGAGCGGAGCTGACGCGACTTGGTTCGCCTGATTGGTGACGTTTTGATACTCAGCTAGGACCTGTGGTGGGACCGTAGTGCTGGTATTACTTTGAGTAGTCCCACCGCCTCCGGAGGCTGTATATACATTTTTATATTCTGCCTTGTGAACGGCAACTATCTTGCGCGCTTTAACAATGGCCTCGGCAATTTTCTTTCTCAGTACAATATTTTCTTCGTTGCTCACTGCGCACCCCTCGTCACAGCAGGCCCACCTGCGAGATGCATATTGTACACGAACAACGCCCCAACCTGTGGCATCTTGCGGCGATAAAGCTCGATCTTTGGTGTAAGCCGCTCTGTGGTGTAGATTTGCATACCGAGCGGGCGACTCGTTGAATCCGAAACCCACTTGCCGAATTTAATCAGGTCCTGCGCGTATGTGGATTTGCGATAATCCTTATGCACATTATTCCAGAGTTCATAAAGTACCCAGTCATCGCTATACCATGGCTGCGTGTACTCCACAGCCAGACTAGCAGCTATGCGATTCTTATCGTCATGAGCGTCGATTATGCCAATCATCACAAGATGTACGCACCCACCTCTTTCGTCCTTCGGGGGATTAATACCATGGTCAATCACCTTGCGCACCTTCTCTTCGCTAAGGGTGAACATGGCGCTTTCGTCGTGGCCCGCACGCACAAATGAGAGAAGGCGCTCTCTGTCGCTTTCATTGCAGAATCGGATATGGGGTACGGGATTGGGGAAGGTCATTTCTTTAATCCGCTCCCCACCGGCACATCCAGTTTTTTCAAGTCTTTGATATGCTTCTCTCTCTGCAAAAGCACCCAATGATCGAGAATTTTATGTCCTTTTTTCAGGCTTCCAAACTTATTTATAATCTGTTTCGGGCTGATGACATGCTCCCCACCCGCCACGATCACGGGGGCTTTATCATCTGCCTTACCGCCCTTAGCATATGCTCCAGCGCTGTTGATAAAAGATGTATCAACTGATTGCGGCTCAAGAGAATTATTCTCATATGCGGAAGACGGGGGGGTAGGAATTTTCACTCCGCGCCCCTCTCTGATTGGACGCGCCTGAATCCCATGGGGCTGTGTGGAGAACATACGGTCTATGACTGCAGAGCCTGCGAGTGTGTTGCCCTCGCCCAACCCCGACACGACATCCGCAGGCACCACATAAGCGCCAGTCGGGACATTGGTGTTGATGGTATCTGTACGTCCCGGCCCAGCGCTATTAAGCAGCCCGCTGGGGTGGAAGGTTTCACCGGCCTCGCGCCGCATGAGCATGTTGGTGAGGCTATTTGCTTCGCCGCCATCGGCATATTCAGGAATCGCACCGCCATCTGCAAACATAGCAAATAAGGCGGGTAGCATGTCCATAATAGAACTGCCAAAGGCCGCTGCGCTCGTATCTGCAAGCCCAGCCATGCCTGCCGTAGCTCCGGCATCTGCAATCGCAGCAGGGGCAGCAGAGGCGGCAATGGAGGCTCCAAGATCAGCAGCGGCAGGAAGTGCAGTTGCAGTCCCTGCAGCGCTATCCACGGCTATGTTGGTTGCACCAGACCCAAGCGTATCGAGCGATGCACCGGGTGCAAAACTGTTAGAGCCAGCCATCCAATTTGCAGACTGCGCATTGGGGCCGCTTAATATCCCGCCGAAGCCGTTACCCTGCAGGCCGCTGCTTATACTTCCGAACATACTTGGATTGTTACCACTTCCACCAAGTATTCCGCTCGCCCCTTTATAGAGATTTGTCAGCCCGCTTGCTGCCTGCGTACCCTGTGCAACATCCTGTGCAGTGCTTGGCTGCTGCTGGGGTGTAGAATTCGCCTTGGCAACGCCAGGGCCAGCCCCGCTTGAGAGCTGCGGCGAGCTTATAAAGTTGATATCCGCGCTTGGAACATTGCCGCCGGGGGATATCGGTTGGAACATGTTCTGCAGGATACCACTCTGTTGAGGGATGCCACCTCCAGCCAGATGAGTTCTGGGTGTGGCAATCCCCAGCCGCGCGCCCATAATCTTGCCAATAGCGGCAGGATGCGGCACCATGCTCCCCAGTGTGCGCTTGACGTTTAACGGCCCATCTCCCGGTATTGCTACGCCCATTAACGGACTCTCCTTGCGCCGATTGTTCCCGCTCCAGTGCAGGTGCCTGTGCTAAAATTGCACTGCCCGACAAGATAGATGGTCGTGGTGGTTGATAACGAAAATCTGGCGGTGCCGGTTGGTATAACAGACTGAGTTCCAGAACTCGCCGGTGTCTCCAGCAAGGCTGTCCCAAGTGTGCCAAGGCCACCTGCCGTCCCGCTGGTTGAACTTACAGATCCTAGCCATGTAGTAATATTCCCTGTCGCTGCTCCCGAAAATATACCCCACACGTCCCAGTCTCCGGCGGTCAGGGATATGCTGGTTATATTTGCAGGTGTACTATTGGTTAGCGACACACCGCCTGCAGATCCGGTTATAAACTGCCCGACATTACCAGCAGATGCATTATCATTGGTTGAGGTGCCGGGAATTTGGCCCGGAAGGAAGGGGTAAGACACCTTTAAATAAATATTTCCATTGGCATCCGTAGAAAAATCTGCAAATGAACCCTGTGGCAATGTGTAGCTTGCTCCGGCAGCCAGAACCGTACCGCCAACAGTAATTACGTCTGCGGCATTTGGTGTTATCACAACCCCACCACCAACAGCCATGATTGAGCATGTAAAATAATAGGTAAGATTGGTAGTCTGCGTCACCGTTATAGTAAGTGCTGCAGTGCATACCTGTAATTGAAACCACTGAGCAAACGATAGGCCAAAATCGCTGGTCTGTACAGCGGGCACAGCAGCAAAAACAACGTTAAGTGCAATCCATACGCTTCCGTTATATTGTGCGATAACAGGAACTCCGTCAAACAAATCCCCGCTTTCAAGGTTGATAAGACCGACAGCTCCGAGTTTTTGAATTGTTACCGCTCCCGTCCCACCAACATTCAGGGTGGCCGAGCCTGTATTATTGTTTGACGGGGTGAAAGTTATGAAGGTTCCGTTGTTGAGCGAGAAATTTACCGGGAATGTCTGGGCTACAGTGAGGGCATTTGCCGTGCCGCCAACAGCGCCGGCTACAAAATTATATTGAGTTCCCGTAACCCCGATAACAAGACCAGTAGCATCAACATAGGTCACAACCTGAGTCCCTTGCGGCACAGGAACGCTGCCAGTGCATCCGGTTGCCTTCAACGTCAGAGTGAACGCCCCGCTTGTTTGATTGTTTACGAAATAGAAGCCGCCCTGCTGGGGAAAGGCAACATCAATATTACCAGTCAACGCTCCGGTAAGATTATAAATTAAATTCTGAGCTTGAGATGCGGTAAGCAGGACATCGGAACTTCCGGCGACACTTAAGGCCAGCGTGCCGCCAAGGTTGTTGTCAATTGTAGAGAAAGTGCTATTGGCAACCGTACCCCACGTACCGACATTTGTAGCCGTAACTTGCAGTGGATAGCCCTTATTCGGTGTGCTGGTCATGTATATACATCTCTATTTATACGCTGGTGTAGTAAGGCACTTTTACAGTTACGCCGGTGCTTGGAAGGGTCACATTAAGAAAGCCCGTATAGTTCAAAGGCACGATTGCACCTGACTGGATTCCGCTTGTTGATGTGCCTATAATCTGAGGAAAAACCTGATTTATAGTTTTTGTCTGCTGCGCGATCTGCAATGAAAGCTGGTTAAGGGCATTAACGATGCTCTGGGCCGGGTTTTGATTACCTTGATTTTGATCTGCCATATTACGGCCTGCGCCCCGATCCCGTTCCGATCCACAAAAATTCGCCTAGTCTCCAAAATGAACCAAGTCCACTGCTACTTATAGATATTTGGGCAAATCTCCCACGGCCACGCACAATAATATACTCGGTTGTTCCCGCTATCCATGTAAAAGTCTGCGAAAACAAAGGAGTATCGTCCGGATAGTTTACCATATTTACAGTTATCTGTATAGAGGCACCAGATGTCGCCACAAAATCAGGAATCATGCGCTCAAGGAAGATAATAACCAAGCCTTCGGCGAGCTTGAAAAAGCCAGTGGTAATAGACGAGAGCATGGGAACACCATCGGCGTTGTTGGTATTTTCATGTTGCTGAATCAATGCATTGCCGTCCACACCTATAGGATTGTTTGACAGCACATCGTTCTGGTCAAACCAGGCGGTGCGCACAAGAGTTCCTTTGTCCCACACATTATCCACGTCATTGAATTTTATGTAGCTGTCTACTTCGCCGGAACCCGAAATTGACACAAAGAAATAAAAGAATTCATTGAAATGACTGTCTGAGGCAAGAAGGAATTTATCCTGCTCAGTAAAATTTGCATTTTGGAAGAAGAAGTCCCACACCGTGCATGGCAATGACTGAACGGCAGCTCCGTTAAACCGGTAAAACTGATTTATAGAGCACCAATAGGCCACACCGCCGAGAACCCCGCACGACCTCATTGATATAAGTCCGCACCCCTGACCTATTTCGTTGAATCCGTAGACTAGCGGGAAGCCAATATACTGCTGAAGCCACACCCCGAGGTCTGTCCACAGCACCCCGTATTGCGGTCCTTGCAACCCACCGACAATCCTGCTGCCGCGCGAGAGCCGGAACGTACCAGCCTGATTCGTTGCCGAAGCTGTCCACACTGTAAGGTTCCCTACGTCGCACCATCCGATAAGCATCGGGTCCTGTGCACTGGTGTTGGGATCGGTTATGCCATAAGCAATGATCTGTTGCTGCTGCATGGCAATAAATATGCCGGTAGCTACCGTCGGGGAATTATTGACAACAGTCGCAGGATTTTCAAAGAATCCTGAAGACGGGTCCCATTCGTAGATAGCCCCACCAATCGGGCAGGCAATAAGGATTCTGCCAAATTGCCCCATGGTCCATTGCCGAAGCTGTGTCTGCGCTCCGGATGTCCCACCCATACCCCACGGGCCAAGACCCCATCCGCCCTCGCCCCAGCCCCAGCCTGCCGCAACAGAGCTCGACACCAGCCCTGTCTGCAATAAATACTGGATTCTTATGTATCCGCCGTTTTCATAAGCAGTTGTGGTGGTGTTCGCAGAACCCACTGCAGTTATGGTGAACGTATTTGCATCTAATACAGACTGGACAACGTAGTTTCCGAGCAACGTGAGAGAGGCTATCGCCGTCGAAACATAGACGGTATAAACAGAGGTGAGTGCCGTGAACCCGTGATTGGCAAGCGTCACAACGACGGTTGATTGGCCGCTATAAACATGGAATTGCGACATCAAACCGCCGCCGATTACATGAGAGGTCGCTGCAGATGCTGCCGTTATCGTATAGTGTGTGCCGTCGATAACGCTCTGGACCTGATAAAGTCCCTGCAGGATAATGCCGCCTACTGATACGTCAGAAGTAATATTTACCCAGTCACCGACAGCAGGGGCCGTTGTCGGGTCGTGCACAATGATGGTTGTCTGGCCGCTATAGGTGGAAAATGGGGGCGGATATCCGATATTATTGGTGGCATAAATAGGGGTGATGTCGTAAATAACCCCCTCATTATAAACCTCAAGACGTTGCTCTGTCCCCGCAGCTATATAGCCCACACCAGTTAGATCAGCCCATGCAAACAGGCCGCGACAAGTGCCAATAAGCGCCTGCGATGTGAGGCGAGACCATCCGCCCAATTTTTGAGCCAATCCCTGAAAAAATCGCATTAATTGCGAATTTGAGAAGCCCGACTCATTCAAGGTCTGCGACTTCTCGATGTTCACCCCCGGAATCATCTTTAAGGGTACTTGAGCCATATTTTACGGCCTCGACGGAGTTGATTCCGGTGTCGGAGAATATGAACTCCAGTTTGGCCCCTGACCCTTCTGGCGCTGAATCTCAGAAAGCACGGACGCCTTCGACTTCTGGTATTCATTTTCCCATTTCGTGACATCCGCACCAGGAGGAGCGCCTTGCGGTAAGTCGGCGTCCTTCTGATAAAGCATGCCGAACACCATACAGGCGTTCAGAAACAGATCGGGATAGGTCGTAGCAAGATAAGTGGTGGTGTTCGTGGCTGACATCGGGGCCGGACGAAACGTGCCGACAAACTGCACTATATAATTCTGGTCAGGAACGGGACCAACCTCCAGCGTGGTGTTATTCACCAATGCACCGTATTTCGGCACCCCCTGCTCGCTCAGGTCTGTGGGCCAGAGAATATCAAGCGCGTCCTTTGAAACTGGCTCTACGCGATTCTTAGTCCCACTCAGTGGATTGCCGAGATATTGGATAGCTATGACGTTGTTGTTCTCGAAAATCAGGTTTTCGGTATCAGAAGCGGGGGCCGGAAGATTAAAGGTGAATGTGGTTGCGGTCGGCGTGCTTGTGACCGTGTAATCCCCGGCAGTAATGTACGTCTTTGTTCCGAGCAGGGTGGTGACACCAACCGTTATGATGCTGCCTATGCTGAGGCCATGGTATTCGGCAGTCGTTGCCGTCACCTGAGCAGACCCAGACACCGTAGAATACCTGAACCCCGTATTTGCCCATGTGATAGTCCCGGTAGCATTGGCTGGGCCGGTCAGTGTGTAAATCAATGACACACCAGGGGTGTTCAGCGATATAGACGCTATCTGGAATGGCCCCTGAAGAACAGACTGAGGCAGATACCCGTTGGTGCCGACTGCAGTCAATATATTTACCCACTGGCCAACCGAAATGAACGGGGTATTCGCATTTGAATCTGTAATGCCGATTGTGTTGGTGTTTATGGACAGCGTGTAATTAATATTTCCGTTGGCCCCCGGCGAGGGTGTCTGGCTCAGAACATTCGGGTTCGTTATGATATTGGTGCCCTGCAAAACAATAGTAGTGGATGGCAAATCCACTACGCGCTGATTGGCTAAGGCGTTCGCTTCGTAAACCGTATCGCGTGTGTAGAGAAAGTCCAGCTCCCGGTAAATACGCTGCTCTCCGGAATCTATAATGCGCGGAAGGATATTATTGAAGTTCGTGTCATTGGAAGGCGTAGCGGAGGCTGCGTTGGTAATTACCACCACCATCAAATCGCCAAGAGCAGTTGTCAGGTCTGAATATTGCATCAGTTTGGCACCGATATAGAATTAAAGGGGCCAGAGCCTGCGTTCTCTTCTGTTGCAAAAGGTTCGACACGCGGGTCCAGAACTGGCACTGGATCTGGCGGCAGCTTCACAGGGCGATTTCCTTGATACGGAACATCCATACACGGAGGGCAAACACGAAAGCGTGTGTTAGTGAGGGTATCCCCACGAAAATCATACTGGTATTGAAGTTTCGATAATTCCCACTGCTGGTTGCACCTATCGCATTGCCCATGGGCAACCCCATGATACGGATCGGGAGCATAGGAACCATGATATCTCCAGCTCACATCATCCCCCTATATTCCAGTACGGGCTGAGATTCGGTGCTAAAAATATTTCCGCCCTCTCTCTGTTTTCCGAAATAGCGGCTTCCCACGCCTCTTTCGCCATCGGCACCAGTACTTCTAACATCTTCTTTGCATATTTCACCGCCAGTCTAACTGCCAAGCGCGCGCATAGAGCGTCCAGAAAAAGGAAATGCACATCCGGTATCTCATTCATACTGGGATTCGCATTCTGAATGCGGCGCATAAGATAAGTGCAAAGCATGTATGGGCCATTACCATCCGGCACCTGATAGAGCGTGACTGTCGGATTCACATTGCGCAGGAATAAGTATTGCGTGGGAATGGTCTGGGTGAACTTGTCGGGGAATTGAGCATAATCCGTGCGACCGATCGGCGTGAGAATACGATCAATCGGATCTACATTATAGGATTGTGCCTGAACGCGAAGCTGATTGTTATTTTCATATGCCTGTGCCGCACTGCTCGCAACCATATAGGTCTGGATGACAAAATTATTGAGGTCTATCACACTTGTGATTAGATATGTTCCGTAAAGCGATAGCCCATCAACGCTCGTAGATGCTGCAACATTAAATAGCTGACCAGCGGCATACCCATGGTTGTTTAAAGTTATTTGCACCAGAGAGCTGGCAGAATTGGTGATAAACAAAGCAAGGGTTCCGCCCGTTGTTCCTGTGGTCCCATTACCGGTGGCTGCAAAGGTGAAAGTCGATGTGTTGAGCGTGTCGATGACCTCGTAATACCCCTCAAGCACCAGCCCATCAATATACACCGGGGTCACAATCTGGAACCACTGTCCGGGCAATAGCCCTGTGTTGTTTATGACTGCGGTGATGATATTGCTTCCGGCAGTCGTGGTAAAAGAAGGCGTGACGTTGAACTGGTTGGGAAGCTGGAACGTGCGTATATACGTGTCCAGCATAGTCACGCAGTCGGTCGGAAGATTGTAGACTGATACTCCCTGCTGAAGGGGAATGAGGGTGGGTGTAGTATCTATCTTCCAAAGGAGGGGGACGAAATTGTTTAGTGATTGCAGCTCTAAATTGAGAGAGCGCCTTCCGCTGACCATATGCTCCCCTGTAATCGCAGGGGGGCGCAATTCGATGCGATCAAAACTTTCGAGGAGAACATCCCCACACGAGAGGAAGTAGTCTGATTCACCTGATGTCTGCCCTGAAGTAGTAACCATTGCGCTCTTTCAATATGCGGACCAGCGCCGCTGGCGCAACGCTGTTATTTTTTATGCCACTTGGCCGCATTAGCTGCGAAGTTAGCTTCCTTGCCCAATGTGCCACCAGAATCTTTTTTCTCTTTCGCGTACTCAGAAACAGTCTTACCGGCAGCTTTTGCCTTTGCAGTAAACTTGCCTTTGTTCTCCGGCTTTATATGAATACTGCCGCCTCTTGCCTTTTTATCCAGACGATGTTTAGGTTTTTCACCATGCACCTTGCCTCCGCGCTTCTTTTTCTTAGGAGCGGGAGGCATATCCGGGGCATCACCATCGGGTTCGCTATCGCCAATGTTATCAGGTTTAGAAGTATCGACAGCCATTCTAGTCGTCCGATTTACCAATTTTAGCTTTCTCACTAAAACCAGCGCGCTCTTTTGACGGAGCTGCACCAGACAGAGGGGATTTGGGTGTCATCACCTTGCCACCGCGCGCGCGCTTGTCCATACGCATCTTTGCAGCACCACCATGGGCGTGTGCCATCTTCTTTACCTTGCCGCCCTTCTTGAGGGGTTCGTCGGTACCTTCTTCAGCACCGCCTTTTGCTTTGCACGATTTCATCGGTATTCTCCTTGGGTTGGTTGATTAATAAGGTATTTTAACACTGTTTCGGCTGTTTTGCATCTGTTTATTTGGCATAGATAGATCCGCTCAATCCCTTTCGAGAGCTTAAGCCATGTCCCATAGAAAGTCCGGCAGGGGTAGCGCTGAGTCCCTTCCCGGCAGACACTCCGGTGCCTCCGCTGGAAGAAGAAGATCCATTAGATTTGAAACTTACTGTTGCGATGGCATTTATTGTGAATGGAGCGTGGTTAGATTTTAAAGCGCCTTTGGCGGAAAATACGGCGTTCGGACTAAAAATTGCATTGCCCTTAGCGGTAGACTTGCCAATGGAAGTGAACGAAGTACTTGCTGTCCACACCGCAGCTCCGTATGCAAAAGTAGGCGGGACAGTCGTGTAAGTTATCACAATCACGCCGTTCGCGCCGTTGCCACCGTTGCCGTAAGAAGTAGCAACAAGCGCGCCGCTTGCGCCACCGCCGCCGCCATAAAGGCCACCATTACCGCCAGTGCCGGAGGTCGATACGCTGGTGCCCCCGCTCCCGCCGCCGCCGCCGCCGCCAGAGCCCGCAGTCGCCCACGCGATGTCGGTCGAACCTGCACCGCCGTTATGCGCTGCAGCAACATTCCCGCCTGCACC